GGCCGGATGGGTGACAAGCGCGAGATCATGGCGGGCGCCCACCACATCGAGCAAGCCCTCAAGCGTCTGGCCCCGGGCGGGCGCCTGGTGTCGATCGTCGGCCGCGGCATGACGATGGACGCGCAGACCTACCGGGCGTGGTGGGGTCGCATCCAGAAGGAGTACAACGTCCGGGCCAACATGGGGGCCCCGGCCAGCGTCTATGCCAAGTATGGCACGGCGTTTGCAACTCGTATCCTTGTAATTGACAAGACCGGCCCGACCACGGGCATCGTCCAGGTCGGGGACTTTGACACCCTGCAACACGGAGCCGATCTTCTAAGTGAGGTCAGAGATGATCGCCGAAGCCCGAACCTTGAACAAAAACCGCCTCAACCGGGTGGCGGCCCGCTTCCTCAAGAAGGTGGGGGAACCCCCGAAGTCGCACTGCCTCTCGAGCCTGCTGCTGGCAATCTGGGGGCTGGAGAACCTGAGCGAGTTGCCGGAGCCGGCATCCAAGTACCGAGCCGAGCTCCTCGAGCAGGCCAACCGCATGCTGAACTGGTCGCCGGAGAAGGCGGAGGCCCTCCTGGTGAACCAGGACTCGGGCCTGTCGCTGGAGAAGGCGGCGCTGGAAACCTGCCAGCAAATCGAGAGCCTGAGCCCGCAGGAGGCGGCGTCCTACCTCATCGAGAACCTGCTCAGCAGCCTGAACAAGTAGCGGGCACCGTCGAGGTTGCCGACCAGGGAGCCGCAAAGAAATCCGGCGCCCTGGATGAAAACGTCATCTTCGAGCCGTACACGCCACAGCGTCTCTCGATCCCCGGCGCGCAACCCCACCCCGGAGCCCTGGTCGAGAGTGCGGCGATGGCCTCGGTCCTCCCACCCAAGCCCACCTACAGCCCCAACCTGCCCAAGGAGGTTATCAGCAAGGGGTTGCTGTCGCTGTCTCAGCTCGAGGCCGTGGTCTACGCGGGTCAGGCACATGAGGAGATGCTGCCCGCGTCAGAAGGCGAGACCCCGTATCGGCGCGGGTTCATGATCGGCGACGGCACGGGTGTCGGCAAGGGCCGCGAGATCGCCGGCATCATCATGGACAACATGCGGCGGGGCCGAAAGAAGGCCCTCTGGATCACCGAGAAGCGGATACTCGTGGACGACGCGCGCCGCGACTGGACGGCGATTGGTGGCGATTCCAAACTCATCATGGACTACGGCAAGATCAAGGCCGGGTCGGAGATCGCGTCCACGCACGGGATCATGGTCGCCACCTATGACACGCTCAAGAGTGGTTCGGAGTTTGCCGGCATCCCCAAGAAGAAGAAGGCGCCGACCGAGGAAGGGCAGGCCCCCGAGAAGCAGAAGGCGTCGCGCCTCGATCAGCTTGTGAGGTGGGTGGGCGAAGATTTCGACGGCGTGCTGGTGTTCGATGAGACTCACAACATGGGCAACGCCATCGAGATCAAGGGCGTTCGCGGCAAGAAGCAACCCGCCGCCAAGGCCCTTGCCGGAGTCGAGCTCCAGCGGAGACTGCCCAATGCGCGCGTTGTCTATTCCTCGGCAACGGCAGCTACCGAGGTCTCGAACCTGTCCTATGCCGACCGGCTTGGCTTGTGGGGGCGCGGTACCGCTTTCGCCACCAAGCACAAGTTCATTGCGGACATCGGCGCCGGGCGCCTGGCCGCGATGGAGATGGTCGCCCTCAACTCGAAGGCGATGGGGGCGTACGTCGCGCGCAGCCTCTCGTTCAATGACGGCACCCCCGAGGGCACCGTCGAGGTGGGACGCATTACACACCAGCTCACGGAGGGGCAGCGCGAAATCTACAACGAACTGGCCGAGGCGTGGCAGGTCGTACTCCAGAACTTTGAGAAGGCCCTGGAGATCGTAGCCGGAGCCGAGAACCGCCGCGGCGAGATCAAGGTCAGCAAGGAAGCCCGCAAGAACGCGATGTCGCAGTTCTGGGGCACGCAGCAGAGGTTCTTCAACCAGGTGCTCACCGCGATGCAAATGCCGTCGATCATCGCGGACATGGAGACGGAACTTGAGGCCGGGCACTCGTGCGTTGTGCAGATCATCAACACCAACGAGGCCGAGCAGGAACGGCAGATCGCCAAAGCGGAAAGCCCTGAGGACCTTGAGGAGCTTGACCTTACTCCACGCGAAGCCCTGATGCAGATGGTCCAACACGCATTCCCGGTGTTCCAGCAGGAACAGTACACAGACGACAACGGCAACGTCGGGTGGCGGCTTGTGGTTGACTCCAAGGGCAACCCGGTTGAGAACTCCGAGGCGGTCGAAATGCGCGATCGGCTCCTCGACCACCTCGCCAGCATTCGCGTCCCGGATGGCCCCCTCGAGCATCTGTTCAATCACTTCGGCGTGGACAACGTAGCGGAGGTCACTGGCCGGACACGAAGGATCGTGCGCAAGACGATGCCCGACGGCGGTCAGAAGACCGTTGTGGAACGGCGCTCGTCGCACACCAACGCCGCTGAAACGGACGCCTTCCAGGAGGGCAACAAGCGCATCCTCGTGTTCTCGGCGGCCGGGGGCACGGGCCGCAGTTACCATTCTGACCGCACCGCCAAGAACCAGCAGCGGCGCGTCCACTACCTCGCGCAGCCCGGGTGGCGCGCGGATACGGCTGTCCAGGGACTTGGCCGCACCCACCGCACGAACCAGGCGTCGGCACCCATCGTCAAGCTCACCGAGACCGACATCAAGGGGCACAAGCGGTTCATCTCCTCGATTGCCCGGCGCCTCGATCAACTGGGGGCGTTGACCAAGGGCCAGCGCCAGACGGGCTCCGGCGGGATCTTCTCGGCTGCCGACAACTTGGAGAGCGCCGAGGCGCGTGACGCGCTTGAGACGTTGCTTACAGACATCCATCGTGGCGACGTGGAGGGGATCACCAACGCCGAGTTCGAGTCGGGCACCGGCCTCAAGTTGACCACCGAAGACGGCAATCTGAAAGAGCAGCTCCCGCCGATCACACAGTTCCTCAACCGTCTTCTGGCCCTCAAGGTGGATGCCCAGAACAGTCTGTTCGATGCGTTCGCCGAGCGGTTGCAGCAGAAGGTTGACCAGGCGATTGCGACCGGAACCCTCGATCAGGGAATGGAGACGGTCAAGGCCGACTCGATCGCCAAGAAGGACGAGCAGATTGTCTACACGGACCCGAGGAGCGGCGCCGAGACCAAGTACATCAAGCTCGAGGTGAAGAACAAGACCAAGGTAACCACGTGGGAAGCGGTCAACCGCGGGACCGGCCTGGGCGGCAAGAAGCCCGAGTTCTTTGTCCGCTCGTCTCATGGCAAGGTCTACGCGGCTGCCGATGGCGGCACCAAGACACGGCCCGACGGGTACGTGATGCGGCAGTACCGTCTCGCCGACCAGCGCAGTTTCCACTACGTTGACACCGACAGCATCGACTACGATTACAAAAAGAGGTACACGAAGATCGACGACCTGGCCGAAGCCGAGCGCCAGTGGAACGAGGCCGTTGCCGAACTCCCGCAGTTCACATCGGAGGACCGCCACCTGCTGACCGGGGCACTACTCCCGGTGTGGGACCGCCTGCCCACCAGCATGACCAAGGTACAACGGATGGTCACGGACGAAGGGGAGCGGTTCCTCGGTCGAGTGATTCCCCCGGGGCAGATCGGCGCCGTTCTGGAGCGCCTGGGGGCGGGTGCCCCCGAGAGCGAAATCAAGATCACGCCCACCGAGGCGATGAACAAGATCGCCGACGGGAGGATCACCGTCAAGTTGTCGAACGGGTGGACGGTCAAGCGCGCGATCGTTGGTGGTGAGCCGCGCGTGGAGATCGTCGGTCCCGACTTCCAGACCGACAACGAACTGAAGCGCGACGGCGTGTTCACAGAACGCATCGCCTACGCCAAACGGTACTTCATCCCGACCGGGGCTCAGGGTCCGGAAACCTTCCGGCGAATCACTGAGTACCGGCCGGTGGCCGAAGTCGTACATCGGAGTCAGGTGGAGACCCCGGCGCCCAAGGCCAAGCATGTTGCGCCTGCTTCGGATGAGGAGATGGCCAAGGCCCTCTCCGAGAGGATGCTGAACCAACGTCGGGGCACGCCCGAGAAGGGAACGCCCAAGCGCCCGCCGGAGACACCTCCAACGCGCGGACGCCATTGGTACCGCATTGTTGCCCCCCTCACCGCCGAGACGCGCGGAATGGTTCCGGGACGACCGGACCTGGGGCCGATCACCTGGGTCGAGGGCGTTCCTGATGTGAAGATTGCTGGCATCATGGGGGCGGACATCTTCGCCTACCAGAACGACGACGGCCTTTGGATCATCTCCGAGGCCACCACAGGTGCGACGTTCGGTCGGCCCGCCAAGACTTTCATGGACGCTATATCCGAGGCGGAAAAGAGTCTTGCGCACAAGGAGATCAATAACGAGAAGTTCCATGCAGCCATAGCCAAATACCCAAAACTCCCGACCCTTTATACAGAGGAGGAGGGGCCCGAGGAGTTGCACGCCGCCTCCGGCCCGTGGGCCGCTATTCTGGAGTCGCTGTTCGGTACCCGCGAGCGGGCGGACTCGGTTGCCGTCGAGTCGAAGTTCCCCGAAGTCGAGAAGCGGTGGCGCGCCGCCAAGGGGTTGCCCTCGGCTAGCCTGATAATGAAGGTGCGCAAGGCCGTGGTCGAGTTGCGGTTGGCGTGGCAGGGGTCGATCCCCGGGATCAACCCGCACGAGAGTCCGACGATGGCCGTGGCCCAGGACATCCTGCGCCAGTACAACGCCGTGCCGTCCCTCGCCAAGGCGGTCGCGCACGACATCCTATGGAACGTCACCCGCGACCTCGGCCCGAAGCGCGAGGATCTCCTGACCCGCGTTCTGGCGCTGCGCGACATCGTGCGCAACGTCGAAAGTGGGATCGACACCGAGGACAGCACCCTCTCGTTCGGGTACGAGAACGCAGACGAAGCACGCGAAGACCTTGCGAAGTACGAGGCCGTCCTGGCGCTGCCCGAGAACGCCCCGGTCCACGCCGCCTTGGAACGCGCCATTGCACAGCGTCAGGCAATCGTGCAGAAACTCGTGGACCTTGAACTGCTGCCCGAAGAGGCGCTCAACAACGCGGGCGCCTACTATCACCGGCAGGTACTCTCGCACTACCAACCCGAGAAGACGAAGTTCGTCGGCACCGGGTCGGGGGATGTGCGCCTGCACAAGAAAGGGTTCCAGAAGCGGCGCGTGGGCGGCGAGCACGACTTTAACACCCGGTACACCGAGGCGGAGTTCGAGTGGCTTTCGCAGGCCGTCGCACAGATTGCCACCAAGGAAACACTCGACAAACTCGATCGCGCCCTCAACATCGCCGACCGGCTGCGCCAAGAGGCGCGGACGCACAACAACATCGAACTCTTCGGCGGACTCGACAACTACCAGCGGGTGCAGTACCTTCGCTCGATCCCTCGCGACGAGATTAGCGACGAGGAGATCGCCGAATTGCGCGAGCTCGACGTACTGGCACCCTTCCGTCAGCGCATCGCCATCGCCATGAGCCAGCTCCGGGGGATGATCGAGGATGGCCAGGTCGAGGTTCCCGAGCGGTATAGCAAGGTCGCGGATCAGTTGGCCGCCGAAGGCGACACGGATGGGCTCTGGCCGTTCCTCTCCTGGCTTGCGGAGCAGAATGACAGCCCGGGTTCCGGACCCGCCCGCGGGGTCTTCAAGGCCATCTCGGACCGCGAGGCGTTCACCCGCCAGCGCCTCGGCGGCAACTATCTGACGTGGGGCTACCAGGGGCAGCGCATCGACCAGCGCCTCGTGCCGGAGGGCTACGCTTTCTGGCAGCCGGAGAAGGGCAATCACTTCTTCGGCGCGCTCACCATCCCCGAGAAGGTGCTTGCCCGTGTACTCGATGGCACCAGCTCCCTCTCGGTAGAAGACCTCAAGCGGGTACTGGTGATTGGCGGCGTCAAGCGCCAGTGGGTAATCCCTACGAGCCTCGCCAAGGCACTCGACAGTTACCGGGACCATGACGAGAGTCCGGTGGAACGAGCGGCCGTCGCAGCGGAAAGTTCATGGAAACAGTGGACGCTGCTCAATCCAGCCAGGGCACTCCGCTACAACCTCAACAACCAGAGTGGCGACATGGACATCGCAATCGCCATTGATCCCGGGATCGTCACTCACGAGTACCTCAAGGCGGCCCGTGATCTATGGGGCTACCAGGTCACGCATCGGGTGTCGGCGGCCCTGCGCGAGGAGATGCAGGAAGCCATCAAGCGGGGCGTCATCGAATCCGGGTTGACGGTGGCCGAGATCCAGGACATCAACAAGGTCGGCGCATTCCGTCTACTGACGAGCCGCAACCCCAACCTTGTGCAGGGGGCCATCGAGCGGTACTGGGGTGGAGTCAAGACCTTCACCACCTGGCGCGAGAACGGGCTGCGCCTGGCGGCGTATCGTCGGGCTCTCAAGCGGCTGCGCGCGGGGGACCGGCTCTACTGGGCCTCGCCGCGCGATGAGATGGACGCCCTCTATGATGCCGTCGCCAAGGGCACCCGCACCCTGGAGGATGTTGCGGCCAAGCTGGCGCGCGAGGCGATCGGTGACTATGGCGACGTCTCGGTTGCCGGCCAGTACCTTCGTTCCCACCTTGCCCCGTTCTGGTCGTGGCAGGAGATCAACGCACCGCGGTATGTGCGCCTGCTCAAGAACCTTGCACACGAGCGGACAGCCGAGGGTGAGAAACCCGGCAGAGGGGCGGCGGAGCGGGTCGCGGCGGTCGCCGGAAAGCGCGGCGCAATGTGGCTGGCGGGGCGGTGGTTCCGACTTGCCATTCTGTCCAACCTGCTGTTCGCGATGGTCTACCTCTGGAACCGGACGATGTTTCCGGAGGACGACAAACTCCTCAACCGCAACCGCGACAAGCTGTCCCTCATCCTGGGCCACCGCGCGGACGGCTCGATCCGGTACATTCGGTTCGAGGGGGCACTGTCCGATGCGTTGGACTGGCTGAACCTTGGCAACTGGCCGCACGAGATCGAGAGCCTGGCTGCGGGTCGCAAGACGTGGAAGGACATCGCGGCCGACGCCATCAAGGGACCCGCCGAGCGGATCGTCTCCGCGTGGGAACCGTTCTCCAAGACGGTGTTCGAGTTGGCCCTGGGCCGGCGCGTGGGGATGAAGACCTTTGAGTCGGGAACTTCTTTCCAGCCGCGCGGCACCCCGATCCGCGACCGCGCGCAGCACATCGCGCGCGTGTTCTCGGTCGCTCAACTCTATGACCTTGTGACCGGGAAACCGAAGCGCCGGGGGGTGGCCGCGAATGTCGTGGATGCCTTCCTCACCTACGCTACGGACCCGGGCGAGGCCGCCTACTACCTGATCCGAGACCAGGCCGGGCGGTGGAATGACACCCACGGCAAGGAGAGTGCCGGTGGCGGCGATCCGACCAACCGGCAGAACGCACTCTACTACTACAAGAAGGCGCTCCAGTGGGGAGACGAGAAGGCGGCGAAGAAGTGGCTTGCCGAATACACGGAGCGAGGCGGAACGGGGCCGGGAATGATGTCGAGTATCCGGCTCTCGGCGCCGATGGGTACCGTCCCCAAATCCCAGCGTCTTGCCTTCCTCGCGTCGCTGGGCCCCGAAGACAAGGAAACCCTCCGGATCGCAAACGAATGGTATGAGAGATGGGCCGCGGGTCGCCCGCGGTAACCCACCTCCCTGGAGATGACATGGCAACTGAAAACAACAAACTGAACGGTTGGGTGAAGTTCCTCGGGGCGATCATTGGACTGGTTCTTTCCCTGCTCATTTTGTTCATCACGATGATCAAGCCTGCTGTCCAGACCGCCGTTGCCGAGCAGGTCAAGGTCGAAACCGTTCAGCGGGTGGAGGGCGACCAGAAAAATTACTCCTGGGGCTCCGAAGAACATAAAAACCTGGAAAACCGCCTGGAGAAACGCCTAGACAGGATGGAAGTCAAGATTGACCGCCTGCTGGAACAGCGATGAGGCCGGTCCTCGACTTCGAGAACGCACCCGACCGCGAAAGTGTCAAGGCCCCCGCGCTGCGCTTTGGCCTCGAACCGGAGTTGGTCGCCGCCCTCGTCATGCAGGAATCCGGGGGCAAGTCCGACGCCTGGAACCCCGAGCCCCGCTATCAGTGGTTTTGGGACGTGAAGCGGCAGAAACCGTTCCGAAGGGTCACGCAAGCAGAGGTCGCGTCGAAGTTCCCGCCGGCCGACTTCCCGTGCCGGGCCGGGGACCGCGATCAAGAATGGTGGGGCCAGCAGGCGTCATGGGGACTCCTTCAGATCATGGGGGCCTGCGCCCGCGAGGCCGGCTGCCATCTTGAGTACCTGCCGGGCCTGTGCGACCCGGCCGAGGGGCTGGAGTGGGGTTGCCGGTGGCTTGCGAAGTTACTCAGCCGCTTCGGGGCGGGCGCAGTGAGCGCCTACAATGCGGGCCATCCTGTACCGGGCTCCCCGTACGAGGTCTCTGTGCTCCGGTGGCGCGAGAAGATGCGCCCGCTGTTCGGTTCCGGTTGACAATAGCACCACAAAACGTTGACAAACGATAGTGAATCAGGATTCGGCGCCGCTCGCGGACGCGCGGGTGGATAGGGTAAAGCCCGAAAGGATGACGGCCCCCAGGCGGACCATGAAGCCGCCCGGCGCCTCTAAGTGTGGCCGTAGCTCAATTGGTAGAGCGGCAGACTGTGGCTCTGCTGGTTCGGGATTCGAGGTCCCGCGGCCACCCCAAAACACGGGCAAACAGCCCCCGGGCGAGTAACCCGGGCCCGGCGACCCTGTACACGCCTCGGACCCGTAGGCGGGGGCCGTCCTCTTCTCACACGTAATCTAGTGTGACACCCTTGACATGCGATCCCCTCGGTCCCATTGTTAGCAACGGGCGAGAGGCATGACGTTGGCCCAAGGAGGCTACTAGGTGCCGAGACCGTGGTTGACCCAGGAGTTGATTGAAAGGGCACGGGCATTGGTTCAAGGAGGGGCCGGGCGGCACAGTCTGATGGACGCCCTGAACCTCAGCGAGGAGAAAGCAAGGACGCTACTCCGCACAGTGAAGCAGGCGGGCGAGGCGGCCGTTGAGCCGGATCCCATCGTCCCGCCCACCAGCGAACTTGCGACGGCGATCAGCGATTCAATCCGGGCACTTCCCGCGCTCCAGGTGAAGCGCGTCGTGCGGAAGGTGGACCCCGAGCTCGACGAGGAGGATGTGATCCTTCACGTCTCTGATTGTCACGTCGGGTCCCTTGTCTCCGCGACCCAGACCGGAGGACTCGGCCACTACGACTTCGAGGTGTTCACCGAGCGCATGGAGCGACTGTGTTCCGGAGTCGCCAAGATCCTGCGCTATACCCCGAACCCGGTCAAACGGGTCCACCTGGTACTTGGCGGGGACATCATCGACGGCTCGACCATCTTTCGCGGTCAGCAGCGCCAGATCGACCTGCCGGTGGTGCAGCAGGTAATCCACGCATACGAGGCGTTCGTCCGCCTGATTCTCGACTTGCGCGCGATGTTCGATGAGGTGGTGGTATCCGGGGTGCCCGGCAATCACGCACGGATCGGACTCAAGGGCGAACTGGCACCCAACGACAACCTCGACTACCTGATGATGCACTTCCTCCGGGAGCGTTTCCAGCTCTCCGAAATCGAGGGCGTTCGCTTCAACCTGCCCGAAACCTGGTGGATGCTGCTCGAGGCCCAGGGATGGCGGTTCCTGGTCGCGCACGGCGACGAGTTTCAATCCTGGCTGCGGATTCCGTTCTACGGGGCGCTCGGGTTCAAGGCGCGAATGCGCGAGGTGCTCAAGCAGGCGTTCAAGAAGGTGTCGGGCGAGAGCGTTGACTTCGACTATGTGATGGTCGCTCACCACCATGAGCCGGCCAGCTTCTCGGACATCTTCATGAACGGTAGCTTTGTCGGCGGTTCGGAGTTTTCGCTCAAACGACTCCAGGCCGGCGGCCTTCCGTTCCAAAGGATTCTCGGCGTTCACCGCAACATCGGCGTGAGCTGGGATCGCAAGCTGATCCTGGCCGACCGCCGCGAACTTCCGGAACCGACCATCTACCAGTAGGGGGTTGCATGCCAGTCATCAAGGGGTTCTCGGAGATCGACGGCGTGGCCTGTGCGGTGACGGTGTACGAGATCGAGCCGTTCCCGGTGGTGGTCCACATCAGCATCAACGGATCGCGGCCGCTCAAGTTGACCATGCCCGAGGCAACTGCCATGCGCACGGCGCTTGGGAGGGCGCTCGATCGGTTTCCCGATACGGATGGGGAGACGGTGCATTGACCAAGGCCAGGTGGAATCCCCGAAAGTGGCTTGACGCTCACGGCAAAAAGGCCCGGGTGTGTTTTGTCGATGGGAACAAGGACAAAGACCTGGAGTTCGGCAGGCTCGGCGGATGCTGTCTGCATACCATCGGCGGTCGGCCTGAGTGGATCATCAAGATCGACACGGGTGAATCCAGGGCGAATCAACGACTCTGGCTCTTGCACGAACTAGAACACGTCACGGACGATATTGCGGGGGACCTGATGTCGGAAGAGATGATCCGGGTCGAGTCGCAGATTCTCTTTGACATCCTCGATGCCAACCGCGGAATCGCCTCATGGATTGCGGGGGACGGTGATCCATGAAGATGCTGATACCGGTGCTTGTTGGGGCCGCCCTCGTGGCGGCCTCTTCATTTAAGTGTGGCACCCCAAAGACTCCCGTGCGCCCGGTCCCGCCACCGGAGTCCGCCTTCGGATTCCGGCCTGGTGACGCCAGGATCGACCCCGCTTTTGTGGACCTCGATGGCGACGGGCGACCGGAGTACATCCTCGTCCTCAAGTACGAGAAAACCAGGAGCGGCGAGGGTTACACGCGGGGAAACTGCAACACCGCTTACACCGTCGAGGCAAGTTTGGTTGTGCCTGGTTCCAATGGGAACAAGGGGCAGTCCTGGTTCTGGTGCGCGACAGAACTCCCCCACGACTGGCCGGGCACCGAGTCGGTGATTAAGGTCGAGGGCGGCAAGGTCTACATCAAAGACAACCTCCTGCGGTGCCTCCCGTGAGAGTCACCCGCATTGTCCTAGTGGCCGCCCTCGTGGCGGCTTTTTTTGTGTCCGGACTTTCGGCGCAGACCTACCCCGTCTGCTGTTACGACCCGGTTCACGGTGGCGTGACCCACATGAGCGACAACGTAACCGGCTGCGGTGGCTACTACCTTGGATACGTCTACCCTGATGGAAGTTGCTATGACACGCGAATATGCTGCGCCGACGCGACTGGCACAATCGGGGCGTGGACGGAAGGAAGGTGGGTGGTCGGGTGCGGCCAGGGCGCGGCGTACACGCCCACCGGCCCCACCTGCCCCGCGCTCACGAGTTACTACTGTGCGAACTGGCTGCCGTTCTATGGTGGGCCCGGGCCAGACGGATTCTGCCGAGAGTATGTGGACTGGACCCTCCCCCTCACCACGATCAACGGGGATTCCTGTTATGCCTCGGGTGGATTTTTCCAGAATCAGGGTTCGTGCGTTCCCGACCCCCGGCCCGGATTCGAGGGTGCCCTGACGCCACGGCCACCGGGATGGGTGGGCGGCCCCAGGACATGCGCGTACAACTGGCCCGGAGAGGACAAACCCTGGAACCCTGATTGCATTGCGGTGCCCTACGCTTGCCCGCCAGGGTATAACGACGCAAGTTGCACCCCCGCGCCGACCCCGACGCCAATCCCCACGCCGCCGCCCCCGAGTGGGTCTTGCACCTCGCCGTCAGGCGCCTGCTGGCCGGTGCCGGGAATGTTCGGCACGACATGCAACGCGCCGAACACCTTTTCGTTGAATCCGTGTCCGGTGCCGACGCCCAAGCCCACGCCCCGCGAGGGCGAAATCTCATGGCGGCCGTACCACACCAACTACTCCCAGTCGCCGTTCGCGGTGCAGGACCGCACCACGACGTACCTGGGTTTCCACGTTGGTTTCTGTTGCGAAGCGTACAAACCGAACAATTGGGCCGACTGGGAACGTCCGATCCTCGTCACCTACGGCAGCAACACCGTCCGGGTCCGCGATCCGATGCTCTATCCGCCGGCCGACACTCACGAGTTCGGTATGACAAGCATGGTTTGGCTGGAAGTTCAAAGGTCCTGGCTGGTGATGGGGACGCGCACCACCTGGACGAGCTGGCTCGCGTGGCAGAAGTCCGGGTTCACGCTCCAGAACCGGGCCCGCGGGTGGGCGGCACTTTTCAAGGATCTTGACTCGGACCCATACATGGTCTGGTGGGATGTGAACGTGCCCTGGGACGAGAACTGCCGCGAGCGGAATACCTGCGACAACTCCATCGGGCCGCTGATGCCGACCGTGCTCTGGATTGACGCGGTGAACGGGTTCTTGGTCCCGCAGAAGTTGTGGCTGTTCGTCGAGGACAACACCGGCTCCCTACTTGGGAAGACCGGCGGGATGGTGGCATACACCATCACGCTTGACCCGGAGATCACGCTCCACAAGGAGTTCATCCCGGTGTTCCACTTCAAGGACGGGGCCACCGGGACGGTCCCCTTGACGGACATTGCACTCGGGATCGGGGACGGAACCCTCTACGGGTTGGCTACCGCGCAGTTCGACGACCACGGGAACGCTACCTGCTGGTACCTCTCCTGCACCGCGATTGACGAGTGGGTGTCCGGCGACGGCGGACGGAATTGGTACAAGGGCACTCGGTCCTGGAAGGCACCCACGATGAAGTCGCCCGGGGGCCTCGACCCCCTGCCGTTGTACGTCGCTGACCCGGCCTACATCCGCGACAAGTTCGGGCGGATTGACCAGGGCCACCCGTCGGTCGTGTCAATGATCGCGCAGAACGACGATCCGACCGCAAACACCTGGCACCTGTACTACTGGATAGACACGCAAGACACGCTGAACGTGAACCTGCCGCGCACCTGGGGCCTCGACCCCGGCTCGTCGATCCCGAGGCGGCACCTGGCAATTGGCAAGTAGTGGGAACAGTGAAAGGAGTCTGTCATGACTGAGTTTCTGTGGTTTGTTGGGGGAATTGTGGTGGGTGTGATCGCCACTTTCTTCATCGTGAAGAACAACCGGAAGCGCGCAGAGGCCGCGTGGAACGAGGCCGAACTGTTCAAGGCCGAGGCCACTGCCCTCAAGATCAAGGCGTTGGAACTCTTCGCCAGCCTAAAGGGAAAGGTCTAACGTGATCGGCTTCCGCAAGTTTGTCACTTACCTCTTGGGCCTGCTTGCCATCGTTCTGCCGGCCGCCCTCGGGAAACCGCTCGACGGGTACAGCGTCGGCGGCGTCGTCACCCTGACCCTCGCGGCACTCGGGGCGAACATCGCAAGTAAGTGGATCGGAAAGGAGGGTGAATGGGATACCTCAAGCTCGCCAAGCTCATTGGTGGCGCCGCCCTCGCCGGAGGGCTGATCTGGCTGGGGGCCATGATCAACGGCTGGCGCCTCACCGCGAAGGCCGAGACGGCCAAGAACGTCGTCCTCGTCCAGCAGACCGTGGAGAAGGATCGCCAGCTCCGCGGCTACGAGATCACCCTCAAGGAACTGCGGGCGGTGGACGCCATCAAGGACGGGGTGATCGCCGAGAGCCGGGAGCGAGGCGAGGAGTTGGCGCGCCGCCTACAGGGCGTCCGTGACGACAACGCCATCCTCGAGCGCGAACGCGCCTACTGGCAGACGCAGCCGTACCCGGAAGACTGCGAGCAGGTGATACGGGAGCTCGCACTGCGCGGAGGGGCAAAGCCATGACCTACACCGCACGAACCCATCGCGTCGTTTTCCGGCTCGTCATGTTGGCGGCCCTGCTGTTCATCCTCTTCGGTTGCGCCAGTACCAAGCCCTGCCCGCCCTGCCCACCGGCGGAGATCGTCACGGTCCAGGTTCCGGGCCCGGTGGTCCCTTGCCCGGCACCCCCGACGATCACCCCGCCGCAGCTCTGGCTGCTGGACCTGAGCGCCAGCGGTGCCACGATTCAGGAGATCGCAACCGCTCTTGAGCATGACCGGCAGGAACTCATCCGCGTCCTGGCCGAGTACCAGGCCGTCCTGGAGGTCTATCGGAACCCCTGACATGAAACACGACGACGACGACGACCCCCGGAATCCACTTGACGATGAGCAGTGGCCCGGGACGACCGCCTACCGTGCTATCCTCGGCGCGCGGGGCTGTAGCTCAGCCTGGACAGAGCGCCACACTCCTAATGTGGATGTCGCCGGTTCGATCCCGGTCAGCCCCTCCAGGGCTAATTGAGAAACGTGGTCTCGCTGAGACGAGACGCGACGTTCGTGCCGGTTTGACGCCGGCCTGAATGTTGTACTCCGTCGTACCGTGCCGTGTCGTGTAGTGCAAGATGTACACCGAGAATGCAGGTGGCACCGCGCTAATCAAGTGGTTTAAGAAGTTGCGCGAGCAAATAAAGGATAGACCCGGGCGGTTTCCTAAGCCGCGTATCGTTCTGCAAGGAACTCAAGTCCGCGGAGTCGGTTACGTCATTCTCAACTGGTTTCATATCCAACTTGACGCCGGTTTCAAAACTGCCCTCGCCCCATAGAGGTCCCTGGAAGGCCCCAGGACAGGCGATGGGTTGTCGGCCGCCCCTCGGTGTCACCCTGGACCTGATGTCCAGCCAGCGCCCCAAGCAGCACGCGCTCGACCAACTGCGCCATCGGTCTCCTAGTCGGTTCGACGGCCTGTGCCCGAATGTAGCCGGGGGTCGCGGTGCCGGATGTCCGATGTCCAAGGGCGTCGGCGACCTGTTCTTGTGTGAACCCCCCGTACCTCACCGCCCACGTCGAGAACGTCGCGCGTCCGAGCCCGGGCCCGCTCCACTTCCGCGTACCGGCGCGCGCCGAGGCGCGGACCAGCGCCGAGCGCACGGCTGCCTCGGTGGCCGCCACCAGGGGCCCCGAGGGCGGGAGCAAGACAGCGAGGGTGTCCACGACCGGGACGACATGCTCATCGTTGGTCTTCCGTTCCCGCAGGAGTAGTACCTTGTCGCGCAGCGAGAGGTCGCGGGTGTGGGCGCGCATCGCTTCTGAGGCTCGCATTCCGGTGAACAGACAGAGACCGACGGCCACCTGCGCCGGTCCGCGGAGCTCGTGCCACAGGCGCGCCATCTCCTCGGGTTCCGGCACTTGCCGGTGACGTTCCACAACGCGCAGCCTCGGCATCCGCCATGCTGGCACGATCTCGCACTCGTGCGCTTCTCCGGCGCGCACCGTCATACGGTAGAGCAACGCCAGTTCGGCGCGCAGGGTCCGGTTGCCCGCGGGGCGGCTGCCCTGGCGACGGCGCAGGATGTACCCTTGGATGTCGGTGCCGGTGAGTCGGTTGAGGATGGCCACCCCCGAAAGATGCCCCTCGAGACGCGCGTACTTGACCTCGTAGTAGCGGAAGGTGGTCTCGGGGCTCCCGGCTTCACGCAACCCGGCCTTGTAGAGGTCCCACGCTTCTTGAAGCGTGACGATGCGGGGCAGCGGGTCAAGTCCCGCTGTCCTCCTGTCCATGTTCCGTTCCCACTCCTCGGCGTCCGGCTTCCGCCGGAAACTCGCCCGATACTCCCTCTTGTTGACCTGCCTCCTGCACCGATACACCCCGCGTCCTGCATCCCACTTCATTGGGGCTGTACCCCTCCGCGCCTCCGCATTTGTGTCAGCATAACGATCCAGAGGAACGCGCCCACCATCAGCCACACCCAGTCTGTCCCCGGGACAAGCATCGTGATGACCGATGGCAACACGACGAGGACAAACCACGCCACCACTAAAGCGACCTTCATCCATCCCCCTATTTCGTGTTGATCTCCATTTTGACCACTTGCCCGAGTATAGCCAGGTTGGCAGTGTCCTTGTCGATCACAACGTCGGGGTATGGGGTCCGGTTCATGGACTGGAGAATGACGTGCCGGCGCTCGAGCACGACGTTGCGCACCATCCCCGCCTTGTCGAGGGTCAGGGCATAGGTGCGTCTGCTCTTGAGGGCCGTCGCCTGGGTGTCAATCAGGAATCGGGTGCGCCCGGCAACCCCCGTACACTCCATTGAGGCGTCGTTGGAGACCACCACGACTATCCCATTTCCACCCCGCGGCAGGGCGAGGCGGGGGACCGCCTCGGGATCGAACTTCGTCGCCTTGGGATCTTCCCAACCCTTGGCCGGCACGCCAAGAAAGGCGGGCATCATGACCGTGTCCCCTGCCGTGTAGTTTGCGTCTTTCACCGAGATCGTGGCGAAGTCCGCTAACTGCACCCCCGGGCCGAGCCAGAACGCCACCCTCTGCTGATAGGGGTTTTTCCCCGGAATGTCGAGCGCCTTGAAGATCAATCCTTGCGTCTCGTCCGTGGGCGACGCCTCGCCCCTCTCCCATGCCCCCACTGCGTTGCCCCCGCTGTGCTTGAGCCGCAACCCAAGGTCGCGTTGGGACATCTTCCGGTAGCCTCGCCACTCTTCAAGTCGGTGTGCAAATGCTTCGGACATGGCTTCCCCCTTCGGCTGGTAAGTGTATCACAAGCCATTGTTGGCACACGGGTTAATCCTCTTTCCTGGTCCTACATCACGATGTACACCCAGGGGGGGTTGACAAGTGTTCATTGGGGCACTATATTCGTGGTGTGAGCACTTCCCCTGGACACGCGACACCCGAAGGTCGGCGCCGGATCATCGCCGAGGTCGATGCCGAGGTCGCCCACAGCCTCAGAGTATTCGCGGCCGAGCACGACACCACGATCAGTGATGTCCTGCGCAACCTGCTTGAGAACCTGCTCCATTTCAACCTTCCGTTTGTCTTACCCACAATGTCGGTCCCTGGCCCCCCCGCTGTCAAGGGCCCCTCCCATCTCCTGTGCCTGAAAGAGGTTGCCAACTACTTCCAGGTGTCACAAGAAACAGTGCGCCGGTGGGTGCGTGATCGTCTGATCGTGGCGATCCGCGGCGGTCGGCGCGGCGGGTACCTGTTTGACCCTGCGGACATCCTCAAATTCCGCAGCAGGCGTACCACCGGGGGGCGTCCGTGACGACCCCCCGCGCTCTCTCCTCCTTCCCGCCGGCCGGAGCCTTCGGGCATACGACTCGTTGGCGTACCGGAGCACCGGCGACTTTTCAACTCATGGGCGCTGCGGAAGATAAGGGTATGGGGAGCGAAAGCTCGGGGTCCGGCAGCGGGAAACCGGCCAGCGCCCTTCCTTTTCTTTCGAGGTTGCGATGACGACGACTGCGGTACTGCTCATCGTCGTTGCCGCCGCCCTGGTCTGCGTGGCACTTACACCACCGAGGAGGCCACCTTATGTCTGAGACTTGCCGGCTGGGTTGCCAGGAGTGCGGCGAACGCCACGGGTGTTGCTGCGATCTCCTGGTCGAGTGCGACAGGTGCGGTGCCGACTTCTTGCCCTCGGGCAATCCGGATGCCGAGGGTTTCAATGGTCTGTGCGAAGAGTGTCAAGAGGCCATTTTCGACGAGGACGATGTGGACGACGATGAAGGGAGAACACCATGAAGTTAGCTCAGTTGCATCGCTACGGTGAGGTTCACGCGCTGCGTGGGGGCTGGTGGCTCCTGGCGCCGTTCTTCGATTGCGGGCGCGCAATCTGCCACACCAAGGGTCGCCGCCTCTATAGCCTGTTCGACAACGGCGCCGAGGCCGTGACCTGCAACTGGTGTCGCCAGAAACTCGGACTGGTGACATACCACAAGGGGCCCAAGCCGATTCCTCCCCCGGACGAACCGTTGCCGGCCACGTTCGAGGAGGCCGTACATGAGGGACTATTAGCAGGAACCCTCCCGAAGTCCTCCAACGATTTCCCCGGTTACACGCCGAGCATCCTGTTCGCCGAGCCCGCCGTGATCGACGTTGAGGCCGAGGAGGCGGGGCCATGAAGTGCGAACACTGCAAACGAGAGATAAGGGAAATGCCCGGAACGCGCGGGTGGTGGGTTGACGCGAACGACGGCTCGCACATTTGCCATTGTCACGAGCCTGACCAGACAGAGGCGCAGCGGGATCTGGAAAGGCTGAGAGCCGCGTTGACCGAGAAGGACCTGTGGGATGACGACGCGGTTCTTCGCACCATCATCCGCCTCGCAGAGAAGGAGGAGTGAGATGCCCGAGAAAGAGAAGACTGTGGCCCTGGTCCCGGGACTCGTCGCCAAACTGACCAAGATTCTCGGCCAGGTCGGCGGCATCCCCAAGGACCTACAGAACAAGGAGCAGCATTTCATGTACCGCTCCGAGGATGCGGTCATGGAACGTCTGCGCCCGCTCCTCGCTGGCGAGGCCATCCTCTGCCTGCCATCCGAGGAGTCGGTAACAACCCTCGCGCCCATGCGATCGAAGGAGGGCAAGGAAGCCTCGCATTTCGCCGTGCGCGTCGGCTACACCTTCATCGACGCGGCCACCGGGGAAACCCTTGGCCCCTGCTACATGAGCGGCGAGGCCGCCGACTGGGGCGACAAGGCTCTACAGAAGGCGCAGACATTCGCTGGCAAGGCGTTCCTCTCCAAGGTGTTCATGATCTCGTGCGGTGACGATGCGGGTGACGACAACGGAGGGGTCAAGACGTCCGGCACCCAGGTCCCGCGCAAGAGCGATCAACCGACGGCGGCCGCAGCGCCGCCCCCGGCAGCCGCAGCACCGCAAGATCCTCAACCCGAGCCGCCCGCTGGCCGCGAGCCGGGGGACGACGACGACCTGCCGCTGCCGGTTCTGCTCACCAGCGTCACAAGAAAGACATCTCCCAAGGCCAAGAAGTTGTACTTCGTCATCCACACCTCGGACAACAAGACGCTGAGCACGTTCGACACGGCCCTCGGAGAACTCGCCGAGAAGGCACTCGTCGAGAAGAACCCCGTGATGATCGGCTTCGAGGTCAAGAACGGGTTCATGAACCTCACCGCGCTGGAGTGGATGTGATCCAAGGCTACACCTTTGACCCGGCAACGCACACGCACGCGCTCAACGGCGTGGCGCTGCCGGGCGTCACCAGCGTACTCAAGGCCGCGCACTTCGTCGATGACCGCTGGTGGAACGACAACGCCCGAGACCGCGGAACGTATATCCACCAGTGCATCCAGGCCCTACACGAGAACGACCTTGATGAGTCACGGCTGCTCTCGGAGTACGCTGGCTACATCCAAGGCTACAGGCGGTTTCTTGTGGAGAAGGGGTTTGTCGCCACAGAGGTCGAGCGACCCGTCTGCTCGGTCAGCCGGATGTTCGCCGGAATCCTCGACCTCATAGGTGTCTTCCGAGGCAACCCAGCCTTGGCACTCATTGACGTAAAAACTGGCGATCCGGGAGAGGCCGTGAAACTCCAGACTGCCGCTTACCAGTTCGCCTATCACGAGGAAACGGGCGTCTATGTGCCGGAGCGGTACTCCTTGCAGTTGTTCCGCGAGGGTTACTACAAGCTCAGCCCCCCGTTCCTCGACCCGTCGGACCAGACGGTATTCCTTTCAGCCGTGAACTGTGTGTGGTGGAGGCGCAATCATGGGTTCTGCTGACATCATCGTACACGAGAGGCCCGAACTGGCGAGCCAGAGTTCTGAGCTGCTCGTCGCCGCCCAGGGCATCACGATCCAGACCGACGAGCACTACGTCCTCGCGGACGACTTCCTGGGTGACATCAAGACGCTGCGCAAGAAGATCGACGAGGGCTATGACGAGATTGTTGCCAGCCTGCACCGCAGCCACAAACTCGCGGTTGCCACGAAGAAGCGGTACTCCGACCCGGTAGACGAAGCGGAAAAGGTCGTCAAGCGGAAGATGGGCGACTACCAGGCACAGAGGGAGGCGGAGGCCCGCAGGGAGCAGATGTTGGCCGAGGCTGGGGCGCGCAAGGCCGCCGACGATGCCCAGCTCGCGCAGGCGGCGGCACTCGAGGCCGCCGGCCACAAGGAGGCCGCACAGGCCGTACTCAACGCGCCCCCGGCACCCGCCGCCATCCTACCGATGGCCGTCGGGGCCCCTGTCCTCGAGGGCACGTCGTTCCGCAAGTTGTACTCGTGCCGCGTGACGGACCTGCACAAACTCGCGGTGTTCGCGGTCGCCAACCCCGCGATCCTCGCCTCGTGCCTGCTCCCCAACGAGAAGTCGCTCGATGCGATGGCGCGAGCGCAGAAAGACTCGTTCTGCATCCCCGGGTGCGAGGTCGTGGTGGAGAACTGCATCGCAAAGCGGGCGTCATAGCCCGCCGGAGGACAAGATGAGCAACGGGACCGGAATGCTTTTTTCTGACTGGCTGCCCCGCTATCAGCACATCGAGCGCCTCGGGCATGCCGACGTTGAGGGTCTGCTCGACGGCGAGGTGATCGTCCAGGAGAAACTCGACGGGGCCAACGCGACGGTGGCCATCGAGCCGGAGACCGGGCGACTGGTGATCGCAAGCCGGAACAGCGCCGTGTCGGTCGCTGGCGACCCTCCAAACGGGTTCCGGGGGCTCGTCGAGTACATCCTTGGGCATCACGGGCTACAGACGCTCGCGGCGGTATACATCGTGCGCGGTGAGTGGCTGGTGCCGCATTCGGTCAAGGACTATGCAGCCGACAACTACAAGCATTTCTACATCTTCGACTGCCAGCGGTATGACACCGGAGAGTACGTCCACCCCGACGAGTGGCTGAAGGTGGCGGACGATCTCGGTTGCCGTTACGTCCCGACAGTCACCTGTCTCCTTGACCCGGCCGCCGCTCAGATCGCTGAGTTGGTGGCAGGTCCAAGCGCACTCGGCGCACCGAAGCGCGAGGGCGTGGTCGCCAAGCGGTACGGGTTCGTCAACCGCTTCGGGCGAGTCACATGGGGCAAGGTGGTGGGCGAGGACTTCCAGCAGCGCCACAAGCTCCACATGGGCGCCTCCAGGTGGGACGCCCCGGAATTGCGATTCGTCGCCGATGTCGTGACGGATGATGCGGTACTCAAGGTCGTCGGCAAGGTCTCCGACCTGCACGGTGAACCCGCTGACGTTCGGGCGATGGAAGAGGTTCTGGGCCGGCTCTGGCATGAATGCGCGTACGAAGAACTAATCGATTGGTGGATTGAAAAGAAGGTGGACATCCTGTCGTTGCGCCAACTCAAAAAGGCTGTGTACCAGCGTGGGCGAGAGACGGCGCTTGCTTTCTTCAACGGCGTAGTTGGGAGAGGGGCCGAGAATGCCACGTGATCTAGAGAAGAAGCGCGAGTACCAGCGCAAGCACCACGCAGCCAACCTGGAGAAGTACCGCGAGTCCAACCGCAAGTACAGGGCGGCGCACCGCGAGGAACTCAACGCGCTCCACCGCAAGCGGTATGCGGAGAATCCCGAGAAAGCGCTCGTGCGCACCCGAGAGTACAGCCGCCGGCGCCGAGTGGAGCATCCCGACAAAACGCGCAGGGCCGCGCGCAAGTGGAGAGAAGGCAACCCCGAGAGGGTACGTGAATACCAACGCAAAGCCGACCTTCGTCGCAAGTATGGTCTTGCTGTCGAGGAATACGATGCAATGGTGGCCGCGCAAGGTGGTCGTTGTGCGATCTGCGGAGAGATTCCAAGTGGGAGCCGGTCGGTGCTCGATGTGGACCATGACCATGCCACCGGAACTGTCCGTGGCCTCCTCTGCCATGGGTGCAACAAGGCCACTGGGTTCTTGCACGACAACCCGGACCTCCTCCAAAAGGCAATCAACTATCTGCGGAGGACTGAGTGAGCACCCTCTACCAGATCCGCGACTGGGATCTGCACTTCGAGAACAACAAGAGCCGCGAGCGCGAGCTCTGCGCCTGGTGCCCGATCCCCAACAAGCAGGACGGTCTCGGTTACGGCCGGGTGATGCGAGCAAGGGACGGCGAGGCGATCTACGGGGCGTTCATGTCGGTGGTCCTGGTGGCCTCCAAACAGGGCCGCCCGCGTGCCGGGTACTTGACGGACACCGGGCGGGCAGACGGCGTGCCCTACGATGCCGAGGCCCTCTCCATTAAGACCAAGGCACGAGCCTCGATTCTCGCCAGGATGTTGACGCTTTGCTCAGGCGAAGGTGTTGGATGGATAGACACTTTCGATACAAGTGCCCCCGGAGTGCCCGCCAAGTGCCCGCCAAGTGCCATAGAAGAGAAGAGAAGAGAAGAGAAGAGAAAGAAGAGAAGAGAAGAGAAAGAAGAGAAGAGAAGAGAAGGGAAGGGGGAACATTTCACACCCCCCACGATCGAGGAAGCACGAATCTACATCCAAGAAAGGGGCTACCACTTCACGGCCGAGGAGTTCATCGGCAAGGGTGAGGCGGTGGGTTGGGTGACCGGAAAGAATCGAGTGCCCCTGAAATCTTGGAAGGGCTGGATGGCGACATGGGAAGCCAACTGGAGGGAGAACCACCCGGAGAGGATGACCAACTGGCAAAACCTCTGCACCCGCTGTGGGAAGGAGCCCCGCCGGCCGGACTCGGACATGGGCGACAACTGCTGGAAGGAACTCGGGCTTGGAGGCGGGGATGAATAAGTGGCAGTTCTTGGATTTTCTGCACCATTGCTGGAAGGTACTCGTCCCGATGACGATCTACTTTGTTGCAGTGGGGTATCTTGCATGGCTTGCGCGTCCTGCGCGGGGAGGGAGGCGAGGATGAGTGAGCGAGGGACCAGCACGGGACTCCCGATAGCCTGGGAGTGGTGCAAGCGACACGATTGGAAAAGCGAGAAGGTTGTTTGTCCTTTCTGTCGTGCCGAGCGAGCCGAGCGAAAGCTGGATGAGGCAAGGAAGGCACTGCTTGATGTATACGAGGGCAAGGGGCTTTTCTATTTGGATTCAACGCTTGCCGCCATTGCCGCTGCTCGTGCTGCCGCGAAGGATGAGGGCAGCGGAGCATTGCATATCGGGACACCGTTTGAGACAGATCACGGCGGGGGTGGGGGCGATGATCCAGCGAGTGAGTGACAACGACGCCAGGATAATAGTCGAAGCACACGAGAATAGCCAATGTTCTGGCTGTTCAAGATGCAATCCCTGGCGTGATCTCCTCGACGCACGCAAGAGGATCGAATACACCCAGCCGCTCGTGGACGCTATTTTCTGGATCATCGACAGTCTGGATGATCCATACGAGGGAGACGGCGACAGTTGGCAGGCATGCACTCAGGAACAATGTGCGGGGGAACTTGATCGCATCAGGGCGGCACTTGTTCCTGCTACCGGTGAGTTTCTTGCCGCTCGTGCTGCCGAGGGAGGCGGAGATGAGTGACTCCCGGTGGATTCGATTTGAGCTGGTGAAGTCCTACGAGAAGACGAGCGTCTGGAACGTTGTGGCGAAGGACGACGGCGTGATCTTGGGGTCCGTGTTCTGGTGCGGCCCTTGGCGGCAGTACGCGTTTGGGCCGACCGCTGATTGCGCCACGGTGTATGAGCAGCGGTGCTTACGCGACATCGCGGACTTCGTGGATTCGGAATCCCGAGTACAGGATTCTATTGAGGCGCGGATGGGTGAGCGTAAAGCTGCTCGTACTGCCGAGGGAGGCGAGGATGGATGATCACGAGCATGGATAACCTGGTGTGCGAGCACGGATTTTTGCGTCCATGGTGCGAACTCTGCGAGCTGGATGATCGCATCAAGGAGCTGGAGGAAGAAGTCGAACAACTCAAGCGGCAACTTGGCGAGGGATGGGGCGACCTTCCAGACAAACCGGCGGGGGGGCGAAGATGAGTGACTTGGTGTGTGAGCACGGATCTCTCCGCCGCAAGTGTGAAATCTGCGAACGAGACGAGCGAATCAAGGAGTTGGAGGAGGCAATGAAAGAAGTCGCGGGGTGTCTTCCGCTGACTCCCATGACCGCACTGAAGGTGATCTCGCGTGTCCTGCGCGCGGGGGAGGGGTGGATGAGCGACTGTGAACGTCACTCGTTCAGCGTCAAGAACAACGGAATCCCGTGTCCCTTCTGTCGTGCCGAGCGGGCCGAGCGGGCCGAGGCTCTAGTGCGCCGCTGCGCCATTGAACTGTCCTACGTTCACTCGGTTGAGAATTGTAACTCCGGCCTGTGTGCGTCCTCGGAAGGCGCGGACTGTATCGAATCGGCCGAGGCGCTGCTTGGCCCGATGCGCCAGTGGCCCGAACTGCGCGGGGAGGACCGCCCACTTGACGCTTCGGGTCTCGACGGGGGAGAAAACCCCCCGTTGGACGACAAGGGGGAGCGATGAGCCTCGCAAAGCCGAGACGCACGACGAGTGAGGCGTTCAGGAAGTGGCTTCCCCATGAGTGTACCTGTCGTGGGCCGAACTGCTACGGCGGCCTGGAATACCACCACGAAAAACGCAGAGGGGCCGCTGGCAGCGACCCTCTCCTCGGCGGCTCGGATTTCGCCGGGACGTGGCTTTGCTGGCACCATCACATGCTCGCGCAGGGGCGGTTCCCCGAGTTCGAGCTTGACCTCGGCATGTCGGTTTGGGAGTGGCTGTTCAGGCAACTCTACGGGTATGCGATGGAGCGCGGGCTGCTCGAGGTGGACGGCGACGAGATTGCCGCAGGGGTGCCGGCGTGACCCCGAGCCCGGCATGGGCAATGCCCGGTCTCCGAACGGCCCGCCCCGGGCGGACCAAGAGGCCCGGCACGATGAACAAAACCGAGGAAGCCTACTCGTGGGTTCTTGAAGCCCGGAAGCGGGCGGGCGAGATCGAGTGGTGGGGGTATGAGAAAATCACCCTCAAGCTGGCACCGGACACCAGGTATACCCCGGACTTTGCACTCCTGCCCGCAGTTGGCGCGCTTGAGTTCCATGAGGTCAAGGGGTCTTTTTTCCGCGACGACGCCAAGGTGAAAATCAAGGTGGCTGCCTCGATGTTCCCCTTCAAGTTCCTCCTTGTCCGCAAGAGCGGGCAGGGGTGGGAGATCACGGAGGTTTGAATGCTGGCTCGAATACTAGCGGCGATTGTTGGGACGTACCTGTTCGTAGTCCTCGTCGAGATCGACAATCGTGCAATCGCGCGCAACGTGCAGAAGAGGGCGGGACGATGACGAACCTGGTTGCGGTTGTCGAGTTCCTCGCCCTGGTCGTGGCTGGCGTGGTCTGGTGGCGCAGGGAGCGCAAGTGGAGAGCGGTCGCCGGGCTCCGCACCGGCCTGGCCGGCGAGTTCACGGACCGGCTGTGCGCCGAGATTCAACGGAAACTCGGACAACGGAAAGGCATGAAGGTCATCAATGAGTCAATGCGCACGGCGCGCGAGGCGTGGAACACGAAGGTCATGGGGATTGCAAAATGAGGTGCCCGGTCTGCAATGCCGTCCTGGTCCGAGGCCGGGAGAACAATGAAGATGACAAGCGAAACACCTACCTGCGGACCCACGTCTGCGAGGAATGTAAGTTCATGCGGGTGTCAGCCGATGTTCTGTTTCCGGATGACCGGCAGGAAGAAGAATTGCATCGCCTGTACGTCCTGCGTTACGCCCGCCGCCGCAAAGGACCACCGCCCCAACACACGTAATCTAGTGTGACACCCTTGACATGCGGCGGCCCCAGCGCCAGACTGTCAAGCAGGAGGTGTCACATGGATCTCGCTGAAATCCTTCGTAACCAGCAACAATCAATACCAGTCCCGAAGCCACTACCACAACGAGACCCTACAACCCTGGAACTGCTACACGAGGCGTGGAACAGGCTAGACCCCCGCGCCCGGGTGCTCGTGGAGGCCGCGGGCTGCGTCCTTGCACATCGCCAGAAGGCGTACGGGCCGCCTGAAGACAGCTTCGCCAATATCGCCCGGTTCTGGAATGCCTATCTGATGGCGAAGGGCACCGAGGACGCCGAGGGGAACTACGACGTAGGCCAACTCGGGAGTGTGGACGTGGCGATCTTCGAGATCCTGGTGAAGGTCGCGCGCCTGGCCGAGACCCCGGACCACTTTGATTCCTGGGTAGACATTTGTGGATACAGCTCTTGTGGGGCTAGGTGTGCCAATGCCTCCCCGGGAACGACGGCCGGCAATTGCTGGCCAGCTCGGCCTTGAGCGGACGCCGAGTGACCATCCGTCTCCTCTGCGGCGACGCGCTTGAGCAGCTCCGGCTGCTGCCGGACGAGAGCGTGCAGTGCTGTATCACGTCGCCGCCCTATTGGGGCCTCCGGGATTACGGCATCGCGGGCCAACTCGGACTTGAGCGCACCCCGGAGGAGTACGTCGCCAAGCTGGTCGAGGTTTTCCGCGAGGTGCGGCGGGTGCTGCGCGGGGACGGGACGCTGTGGCTGAATCTCGGGGACAGCTATGCAACACAGGGTGGGCGCGGCGAAGCGCGCATGGTCGAACTGGGGAACCCTAGCGAGGGCGCGAAGACGGTCGCGGCGGCTCGCGGCGAAGCGTCGGGGACAAAGATGGCGTGCGGACTCAAGCCCAAGGATCTCGTCGGCATCCCCTGGCGTGTGGCATTCGCGTTGCAGGCTGATGGTTGGTGGCTGCGCTCCGACATTATCTGGAGCAAACCGAACCCCATGCCGGAGAGCGTGACCGACCGGCCGACGAAATCTCACGAGTACCTTTTTCTGCTGACGAAATCAGCACGGTACTACTACGACGGGGAGGCGATCAAGGAGCCGGCCGATGGTCGAACATGGCATGACCTAACCGGGCCACCGCGATTGGACGTGCCTGGACAGACGAAACAGGACGGCCACGGGCGCCGACACTCCGGTTTCAATGCACGATATTTTCAGGAACCGCCGCCAGCGTCACGTAATCGCCGCTCCGTCTGGACGATCCCCACGCAGCCCTTCCCCGAGGCGCACTTCGCCACCTTCCCCGAGGCGCTGGTTGAGCCTTGCATCGCGGCGGGGAGCAGCGAGGGGGGGTGTTGCCCTAAGTGCGGGGCACCGTGGCGGCGTGAAATTGAGATTTCCTACCGGAACGATACGACGACAGACGGCCGACCTGCGGGCGGCGGCGGGGTAAAGACGAACGAGGGCGGCTTGGTCAAAAACATTAGCGGGGGCTCGCGCACCAGGCGCCTCGTGGACACCCTCGGATGGGTGCCTGGCTGCGACCACGGCCATCAGCCCATCGCCTGCACGGTGCTCGATCCGTTCGCCGGCTCGGGCACAGTGGGCGTTGTGGCGTTGCGAGCCGGGCGAAACTTCATCGGCATCGACCTTTCGCCGGAGTACGTCGAAATAGCGCGCCGTCGCATCGAGGGGACGGCGCCACTGTTTGCGGAGGTGAAGACATGAAACGGATTGACGAGTTAGCAGGGGCGAAGGTGAAGCAGATCGACATCAACCGCAATGGCACGCTCCATTTGTATTTCGACGGGCGAGACGGCGGCAACGTTTGGGCATGGTCGCCGATGATCGTGCAGATTCCCAAGGAGCCGAAGAAGCGGAAGGCCAGGCGGTGAAGAGAGGGCAGGTGCGCCCGCTGCTGATGGTCGGCCGCGGCATCCGGCTCCCGGGCTGGATGCTCGATGCCATCCTTGAACGGTGGTTAGAGCGCGCCGACGGGCGGGGGGCCCCGGCCCTGCGCCTTGATGGGGAGCCTCTCGTGGACCACCAGGGCTACACCGAGCCCTCGGAGTTGCTGTGGATCTGCACCGTGGGCTGCAAGCTCGCGCGGTGCCCATCACAGCCAACCGACCCCCAAAACCCGAGCTCCACTCGAATGCCTGTGGTCGAACAGGTGGTGCGCCTGAACGCTGCTGTCGCCGAACGCAACAACAAGCTCGAGCACCTGCGCTCGGACATCAAGCGGCTCAGCCCGCCCCCAGGGAAGAAGGCGCCGGAGTCCACGGCAGGCATCCTCGCCGAACTCAGGGAGGACGAGGCACTGATGGACGCGGAGCTCAGGTGGGCCGCGGGCCGGGTCGCGCAACTTGCTGGTAGCCGCGACTACCGGGACGGCCGCACGTACCTGACGCAGGCGTTCACCGAGGCGATACTCGACGACCCCACGTTCCTGGTCTGGAGCGTGTACGCCTGCTGGTTGGTGTCGCCGCAGCTGTTGTTGAGACCCATGATAGAGCGAGCCGGGATCACAGTCAAGCAACTCGCCGAGCGCCTGAACATTTCGTACGAGACCGTAAGGTGTTGGTTTGCTGACCGCGCCTCACAGCGTTATGTGCAAATCCCGATCCGTTACGCACCGGTGCTTCGAGAATTGTTGTTTGGTCCGAGAGGAGACGACCATGCGGATCATCGACTTTGACCCCGAGTTTACCTGGGACGAGGACGAGCCGTTCCCTGTCGCGCTGATCGAACGGGGCCGCGTCCATGCGTGGATCTGTCCTGCCGCACTGCGTTTCTTCGCGCCCAGCCATGCGTTTGTGGGAACTGCCGCCCGTTGGCATCATGTGAACGACTGGCGGGGAATCTCCTTCGTGGTGCTGGGGTGTGCAATCTGCGGCCAGGAGATCGGCCGCGGCATCGTGTGGTGCACACCGCCTTCAGATAGCGTCTACCCCTGGCAGGAGGGGTATTGGGCGAGGGTTGAAAGGGGAGTCGCATGAGAGTATTCCTCTGGACGATTATGGTGCTCAATGGCCTCGGTGTATTGGCGCGCCTTGCCCATCTGGTGCGTGGTGAGTACCCCAGAACGCAAGAGACCGGAAGCGGAGAGGACGGCATTGCTGCCGTCCTCGGTGTGGCGTTCGTGGCGTGGGCGCTCTACTTGTTGTCGATCAGGTGATCTCTCTTCCACTGGATCGGGTGGCTCCCGACCTGCCCCCCGCATCGGCGCTTTCCGCGCAGCATGAGGAGACGCCCGAGTCTGCGGAGGGTTCTCTGTGCAGTCACCAGTGAACACCCGGTCGCGATCGTCAGCTCCTCCGCTGTTACTCCCTGCGAGCGAAGGGCGAGACAGGTGGCTGTCGCCGCGAGCTCGTAAGTTCGGGTGCTCATCACGCCACCCCCCATGCCGGTCGTTCGCGCGGCTCAAGTCGAGGCAGGGTCCTGGCTGCATCGACCAAGTCGTACACCGTTCCGATCCCCGACGACTGACTCAGGAACCAGCTCTCAGCCACGTTCCAGGGGCGGACCATGAGCAGGGCGATTCCCTGCGGATTCACGGCCTTCCACGAGACGAGGTTGCGCAGCCGGTCCTCGATGAGGACGTCGCCCCGGAGTAGGTACTTGTGCTTGATGCAGATGAGGTGCTCAAGGTCAAACCAGGGGGCATTGCGCGTCAACCACTGCACCTTGCCGGGTACCGCGATGTCGGGGCGGGGTCCAGGATGGGTCGCGATGTAGGTGTCGTGATTCGAGCAGAGGATACGCAGGCCCTCAATGGACCCCGGACACGCATCGCCCTCAGTCCACAGCACGTGCGAGCTCTCGACTGCGGCCCTGACCTTGGCGTTGGGGAGCTGGTCCATGAAGTGCCACTGGTAACGGAAGCCGGGCGGCAGTTCCTCGCCGCTCCACTCGCGATACAGGCGGAGGTAGGTTTCGGTCCACTGGTAAAGCACGCCGTCCATGTCGATCAGGACGCGCATCACGCCCCCAGTCGGTCGAACAGCCAGTCCGCAGCCCGACAGAACCATCGGGGCGGAGGGATGAGGACGCCGAGCACCAGTCCCACGATACTGCCTACCAGCACTCCTATCAGGATGTTGGGGGTCATGCCGCCTCCTTTCCCTGCCGTCCGCTTGCGAGTCGCGCGGCCAGTGCCGCCCGTTCGCGGACGTGCTGGATGCGGACTTCGCTGACGTTCTTGTGGTTGACCTGGCACCAGCAGGGGACGCAAAGCGAGTAGTTGCCGCCGTCGATGCGTCCGGGTTCGTGGCAGGTGATGCACTCCTCGTCATTCACCCAGATGATCGGCCTGCTCATGGCGTCACCTCGTAGACTGGCGCGGTCCCGTCAGGGCAGAAGACCGCCTGTAGGTCGCCAACGGCACTCGTGGCGCGGTCGTCGAGGAACAGGTTGAGCACAAGGACCTCGCCGTCGCGGGCCTCTACGTACATCTTGACGATCGAGTAGGGCGGGCAACTGAACTTCGCGTCGTCGAGAGTTGCCGCGTGGCCGGCCTTGTACTTGGTGACGAGGTGTACGTTGTGGACACCGTGAACCGTGATCTCTGGCATGGCACTCTCCTTCACGCCGCCTTGCGGCGGTTCAGACCGAGGAAACCGGCGAGCTTGGCCATCACCCGCGAGATCGTCGGCTTGAACGGCAGCGGTTTGGTCGGCTCGTCCGGGCGCTTCGAGAACGTCCGCGGACCGTGGGCATGTCGCTTACCGCTCGGTCCAGGTGTGGATGCAGCACGGCGCGTCGCCGGCCGGTCTTCGAGCAGCCACCCGCGTTTCGGGTCCTTGATGGGTACTAGCATGTTAGAAGTCCTCCGGCAGCCCGATTGTCAGGACCGGTTCAGGGGTGTCGCCGGGTCCGCAGTGCAGCCAGAGCGTGACGAGGCTCTTGCGCGTGCCGTTGGTCGGCAGCCTGAGCTGGTAGGGCACGAGGTCGGTGCCCGCGGGGGCGTCGTGGGCGGCACACCTGGCCATCCACACCACGTCCCACAGTCGCCCGCTGACATCCTGGCAACTGCCACGCAGACCCGCCGGGATGTCCTCGATCATCGCCCACACCGCAGCGGTGACCACCGTGGGCCACTTGAGCCCCGCCTCGCGGGCGACCTCGCTCACGTCAATGAGTTGGCCGTCCTCGATGGCCTGGGCGCGGGAGTACGAACTGATGACTTCACCAAAGATGTCGTTGACATGCGTGGCCATCTCATTCCTCCTTGTGTTGGTCGTCGATGTATGGGTACCGGCGCCGCATACGAAGATCGCGGAGTAGGCGGCAGCTCCCGGTGTTGCGGATACGTCGGCCGATGTAGTCGTTGACCACCCGCGCGTCGTGCGCCAGGTCGGCGTACCGCTCCTCGTCAGGACACAGTAGGTCGCCGTTGGCGTTGATCTTGCGGTGTAGGCACTCTAGGAACCAGCGCCGGAACTCAGTGCCGGTCCAGGTGGTACACCAGTCGGCCCGGATGCAAGGGGTGTCCGGGTGGAGACGGGCGAGGCGCTGTCCCTCGATGAGCTTGGCGATCGTGGTGCTCGGCATGGCCGCCCCCTACGTGTAGAACTGCATCTGCTCGCGCGCGGCCTGAGTCACCGGCTGGCTGTCGGCCAGTCGGCGCAGCACGCGGAGCGCCCTCGAGACGAGACGCGGGGCGACTTGAGCGCCCTTTCGCTTCTCGTAGACCCGGGTTGACTGCTTCGGCCTCATGGGTGTGTCCCTCCCTACCCCCAACATAAGTCCGGGTACACACTTTGTCAAGGGGGCATGGAATCAGGCTCACACGACATCTAGTGTGAGGGTGATATTTGCCCCCCCCCTTTGCTATAATGGAAGTGGGGTGCCCAGAAACCCGGGGAGGAGATAGTGCCGCTGTGAGTGCAATTGTGTTCTCTGCGGTCCTGGGAGATCGGCGAACGGCCATACAAAGGTCTGGCGCGCTGGAGGGTGGCGGAGCCGTTACGTTTGACGTGGGAGAGGTCGATTTGTCGGCACTGGCCGCACTGATGCCACTCGCCCGGGTCCCGCTCAGGATCACGGTCGAAGTGGACACCGAGACAGCCACCGCCCCACAACAGGAGGAGACGGCAGACGCCGGCGAGGAGCCGAGACCAACATGGGCAGGGCAACGAAAGACGCACAAGACGCGGGGCTAACCGACCGCCAAGAGCGTTTCTGCCGGGAGTATGTCGCGAATGGGGCGAATGGACAAGCGGCTGCTATTGCAGCGGGTTACTCAGTAAAAACAGCAGACAGCAAGGCGGCGCACCTACTGACAGAAGTCAGGATTAGTCAACGCATCGCCGAGTTGGCCACGAAAGCCGCTGGTCCTCTCGACATGAGCGCCGAGGAGATCGTGCAGGAGGCGTGCCGCATTGCCCGGGTCCGCATCGACCAGGTGCTCACGTTCGGTCCCGGTGGGGTGAGCCCGCTCTCGAGCGAGGGGATGTCGGAGGACGTGCTCGCTGCAATCTCCGAGGCGAGTCAGACGGTGAGTGCAGAGGGCGGCAGCATTCGCGTCAAGATGCACGACAAGCTCCAGGCGTTGACCCTGCTCGCAAAGCTCAAGGGCCTGCTCCGCGACAAGGTTGAACTCACGATGCCCTGGGCCAAGGAGTTGGCGGCCATGACCGCCGACGAGCTCCGGGCGAGGGCAGACGCCTTGAGGGCGGCGAGGGAGAAGGAATGACGGGTCCCTCCAAGACCTTCAAGGTTCTCTTCTACTGGCGGCTGCTGGTCGCAATGATGCTCGACGCCATCGGGAGTGCGTGGGGTCAGTGGCGCACAGCCTGGAAGATCGGTCACTGCGACCTCGATGATCGTTCTCAGTGGACTGAGGTTTCCGAAAACATGCTCGACTATTTACAGCGTGTTGCAGACGGCCAGGAGGAGAAGGCGTGAGACGCGCATCGGCAGCGTTGCGCCAGGCTCAGACTCGGCAGATGACACTCGAGCAGTGGAGCATTGTGGACGCGGGCCGTCGGCTGCGGCTCCAGGACGCCCTGTGGGAGTTGGTGTGGGCTATGGAATCGAACCTTCCGGCCAGGATAGAGTCGGCGATGAAAGCCGCAAGGGTGCGGCTAGAGGAGTGAGGACGTGACTCTCCGCCGTGGTTTCGAGGTCGCGGGCGGCTGTGCCGTGATCGCTGGCGCCGCGCTCTTCCTCTACACGATACAGGACGCGCTACTCCGGCTGGCGCGCGCCACTCACCCGGAGCACTTTGACGCCGGCCTGGTGCTGGCCTTTGTTGGTGCGCTGCTCCTGTACCTCGGGAGAGAACGACAGTGACCAACCATGAAGAGGGCCGCATCGAACGCCTACGGCGACTCATCGAGGAATCGTACGCAACCGCCCCAACAGGTTGCGGCGCGAGTTTCGGGGAACTTCTCTGCCACGAGTTGCACACGCAGGGGATGACGTTCTCCCAGTTGGCGCAGAAGTGGGGGGTAAGTCTCCCGACGCTCGGTCGCCTGATTGCTGACCATTGTGAGCGCCTGGAGGAAGATCCTCGGATTTGCCAGCGGATTCGTCAGTGAGCCGTGACCACGAGTTGCAGCGGTACTTGACCGAGCTGGCCATCGACGAGCAGCGGTACAAGGCGAATTGCTGGACGTGGCTGGTCGAGCAGGTTGTGACGATCGACGAGGCGACCAAGTCCGAGCGCCGGTGGCCCGCGCACCTCGACTACCTGCACGATTTCGTTGACGTGCTCAGCGACCCGGACAAGCACTACATCGCCGTCCCCAAGTCACGGCGCATGATGGTGAGCTGGTGCCTGGCCGCCTGGTGTGCGCACCTGGCCCGCTATCATGAGAGCGTCCTCGTGCTCTGGCAGTCCGAGACCGAGGCCAAGGCTGCCGAGGCCGTGGACAAGCGCATGGTCTTCATCGAGGACCACCTACGGGAGCCCACTCTCCGGCGCCCCTACAAGGGGCAGCGGACCAAGGATGGGCTCATCGGCCGGCTGACGTACCTGCCCACGG